ACCGCGAATCTATGGCGGTTCGGTGTCCACAAGCAAAACCAATGGGCGCATTTTACTTGCCAGATCATCGGCTAGTATTTCGCGGCGTTGCTGACTTTGTTCCAGACGTTGAAAGCGTTTTACCTGTTGTACTGTGGGAAATCACGCATGATTGCTTACGTTCTTTAGATAGACTTGAGGGCTACCCGCATTTTTACAATAGGCGCAAACTAAACGGCGCATGGATTATCTATGAAATGGTTGATCAATCGCGCACCAGTTTACCTAGTGAGCATTATTATCGTATGATTGAGGAAGGATACAAAGATTTTGGCCTTGACGATTGGCATTTACGCCACGCTAAAGCAGACGCAAAGGAGCAAGCCGCATGAGCGAATTAGAAAACCCAATTCAACCAACCGAGTTGGTTCACACGCCCAAAGATATGAAAGAGCTTACAGATACTTTAAATCGTCTTAATGGCGAGGAAAGAATTGTTGCTTATACATATTCAATGATGGCTTGGAATTTAGCCTGCAAAATAACTACAAAACATTTAAAGGAGCAATCCGCATGATGTATCACCTACAGCAAACCGACACTAGCGGGAAAGTTCATTTAATCCCCGCTATTAAAGTTTCTATGACTGCTATGGAAATTTCATGGCTGATCGAGGGCTTAGATGCCCTCGTTTTGCCTAGTAGATCAAAACGCGTTAAACGTAGTTTGAAGCGCGCACTTACTGAAATTGAAAAGGAAAATACAAAATGACTAAAGCAAATAAAAATAATAAACCTTGGACTGCCGCAGATGATGCGGAGTTAGTGTTGATGCGTGAGGCTAAGACACCAACGAAAGAAATTGCGAGAGCATTAAACCGAACGCCTTCGGCGGTTATGAATAGAATTCGAAACAAGCAGATTCCTTACGGCAAAGAGCTGACATTTCGCGAAGTTGTGGATACAGCGTTTGCTAAAGGTGAAATTGAATTCGGTGAGCCAGACGAAAAGGGAAGCTTTGAACAACTAACTGATTTGCTAGGCCAGATGGAAGAAGATATTAAACCGAGCAAATGGTTTCCAAAGCTGCGGAAGTTTTTAAAAAAATTATTCGGGTTAAAATAACAAAAAATTAGGCGGGTTTTCCGCCTTTTTTTATTTACATAAGCCGAACAAATCATCGGGTTATAAAACCTACTGCTGTGTTATGCGCGCCAGTTGTTACAGGCAATGTGATGATTGGCACACCTTGCCCCTACTGCTGTGTTATTGACACCCGTAGTTTTTACTACTATCCTAAAATTATTGTAATCAATTTACCCTTACCTGTATTGATTACACTGCTCTTACTGACCCCGACTGGCTAGGTTTCGCACTGCAAAGTCGGGGTTTTTTTATCCCGAACATAAATTTTCTTATATATGCCCTTGACCCCGAACATAAGAAATGTTATGTATTAGGTCTAGCAAAGAAAGGTAATAAGATGACACAATCATTTCAATGGCTTATCACTTCATCAGGTCACTTCATGCACGGCACGGAAAAGAAGTTTTACAACAACTTAGCCCATGCTGAGGAGCTGCCCGAAAATTTTAAAGATGCCTGCCACATGGCATATGATCATTGCAAGGACTGCACGTCTATTCGTGTTTTACGTCTTGATCGCGATACAGGCACTTTTGAAGATCAAACGGCTAAAGCTGTATATTTTATCGCGCAAAGCGTTTTAGACCTTAGAGACGAGGAGAACGGCGTTCCCGAATGGGCGCAAGAGCAATTCGATGCCTTGGAACCAGTATTAGAGGGAGATTACTAATGAAAAAAGATAAAGACATAGAGCTTGAGCGTATGCTTAATGAAGTTTTTGCAAAAGTATTTGGGAAGGACTGGTAATGGCAAAATGGAATTTAAAAGGGGAGCGCATGGACATTAAAGATGTCCTTGTGCGTCTTAACGATATTATTCACGCGAAAGACCCGAAGGCTGAGGCTGTAAGGTTTAAGCGTGATCTAATCGTTAAATCAAGCGAGGACAAGTAACATGGAAAGACCAACTTTTAAATACATTCTTGACCGCTTAAACGCTATTAAAACGCAATCTGATTTAGAAGCACTGAAGTCCGATGTTGAGGATTACTTGCCTTTAGATAAGTTCGAAGAGGATTTTAATGTTACCGCAGCAGTTGATAATTTAAAACGTGACTACGTTAATAGAGCAATTCACAAAACTAAAACGCTATATGAAGCCGCAGATTTGCTCGGCTTAAAGAGCTATCAGGTTTTGGTTAATTGGATGAAGCGGTTAGATATTAAAAATGGGTGATAAAAATTTTAAATTAAAATATGGTTCAGTTTGTTCTGGCGTTGAAGCCGCCACAGTAGCTTGGCACGACTTAGGCTTTGAACCGCAATGGTTTAGCGAGATTGAACCATTTCCAAGTGCTGTATTGCAACATCACTACCCCGAAATACCAAATCATGGAGACATGACAAAATTTAAGGAATGGAATAATGACAAAACAATTGAGCTTCTCGTTGGTGGGACGCCATGCCAAAGCTTCAGCGTCGCCGGGCTTAGAAAAGGATTATCGGACCCAAGAGGAAACCTTATGCTCACCTATCTTGCAATGGCTGAACGATTTAAGCCCAAATGGCTTGTCTGGGAAAATGTCCCCGGTGTCTTGTCAAGTAACGGCGGAAGGGATTTTGCAACCTTTATCACGGCGTTGGGGGAAATCGGGTATGGGTTCGCCTACAGAGTGTTGGACGCTCAATACTTCGGAGTTCCACAAAGACGCCGCCGTGTGTTCGTTGTCGGATGTCTTGGAGATTGGCGAAGTGCCGCAAGTGTTTTATTTGAGTCCGAAAGCCTGTCAGGGAATCCTGCGCCGAGCAGAGAAGAGAGGCAAAAAGTTGCCCCGACAGTTGGAACAGGCCCTCCTTATAGTCGCACGGGAAACTCCAGAGTAGAGACAGATGCACTTGTTTTTACGCCTTCGAGTATTGCAGGATATAAAGAAGGTGTTGGAACACTTAGGGCGCAAGGCGGTGATATAGGTGGTGGTTCTGAAAACTTAGCAGTTACATATGCTTTGCCCGGAAATTGGATAGGAAGAAAGCCAGAAAATGGCGGTAATCAAGTAGAACCTTTTTTAGATTTATCTCCTTGTCAAACAGCTACCGATGTCCACGCAGTTGTTTATGAACATCACGCTCAGGATAGCAGAGTTAAGGATATGCCTATCGTTGCTGTAGCTACAGGTGAAACTACTTTGTCTGATGTAACTATGTCTTTAACTGCAAGCTATGGACAAGGTGGTGCTGACTTAGCGACAAAACCTATGATATGTACTAATATTGTTAGGCGAATGACACCTAAAGAATGCGAACGGCTGCAGGGCTTTCCTGATAATTACAGTCAAATTTCATGGCGCGGAAAAGAACCAGAAGATTGTCCAAATGGTCATAGATATAAGGCTATGGGTAATTCAATGGCAGTTCCAGTTATGCGATGGATTGGTGAGAGAATAAAAAAAATAGAAGAGGGAGAATAAAATGACTAACAGAGCAGAAATTCTTGAAACAGCAAAACAATATGTGACCAAAGACAGAGCGTCTGATCATGGCGACATGGAAGATAACTTTGAAATGATCGCAGATTTGTGGTCGGTTTATTTAGACATTAGAATTAAACCGCATGAAGTTGGAGTTATGATGACGTTATTGAAGGTAGCGCGGATTAGGTCAAATCCCGAACACCCCGACAATTGGGTAGATGGCGCAGGCTATATGGCTTGTGGCGGCGAGATTGCGGGAAAGAGAAAGCGGACTACAATCCCGAAAATTGATGCCAACGGCAAGTTCGAAAAACATGGGGAAGAATTATGACCTTTTACACAATGCTTGTGCTGACATATGTAATAGAAGGAACGGAAGTTCAAAAGAAAACTTTGTATAGAAACGCATATGAATGTGGAAATGCGCTGCCAGAAGCGTACAAACCATATGAGGATATGGATAGTATGGGTCAATGTATTGAGACAGACAGGGTATCGTCTAGCACTTTTATGCCAAAACTAAGACCTAGTAATTTAGGAAAATAGTCGCGCAAGGCGGTGATGAATTCGTGTAAATGTTAGCGCATTTGGTAGCGAATTTATCTAAGTTCTGATCTGATATTAACTTTGCCCGTTTAAATCTGATTAAATTTAACCGCCTTGCCGTGCTTTTATAAACAACACAAATTCACAGTCAATCAATTATTGATCGAAAACTAAATAAATGGTATAACCCGAACAAGTTCACTCGGAGATTATACATGGTAGCCTCACCTTACGCAAAATCAATTAGACCGATGCAGATGGGACAACCTAGTTTGTCTTCGCAGATGGGACGACCTAATGTGTCCTCTGGAATTATGGGTACTCCTTCTCTTATGCGTCAGATGTATCCATCTCAACCGGGAAACGCAAACGTAATAAAGTCAGAAGATATAAGAAGTCAATATGACAGGTTAAAAAAGGAAGCGGCAGACAGAAGAGCCGGAGGCTTTATGGGGCAAGTTGTTTTGCCAA